AAGAGTTGGCTTTTCGCAAAAGCTCTTTCTCGTCAATAACTTCAGCTAAGTTATCGTCAAAATCTGAGGTTGGCTCATCCATTACATCAAGTTCTGGGTCACCAATTAAAACCTCTGAGTCTCCAAATGGTTCTACCTGAAGACCATCAGCAGGTCTTCCGTCTGCAAATGGGACGACATTTTCTTCGACTTCAGCCATACATTGCTACCTTTTGTGGACGAGGCTCATCATCCTCATCGTAATCTTCGCTGTGTGTAATGAACCAGCCTTTGCGTAATCTTAACCAAGCTTGGGTGCAGGTGTCCACTATATCGTCATTATCGCCTGTAGGGAAAGCGGCGCAAATAGAAATCAGATCCTTAGCCCATCGTTTATCTGCGGGATACCAGATCCGTCCGTCTTCCAATAAAGCACTGGAAGCATGAGCGCGAGCTTCTTTATCTCGGTCAGGTGAATACTCTAAAACTGGGATTCCTGCCATCCGCAAATCTTGCAATAGCGATTGACCGCTTGCTTTCTTTTCGATCAATACTGCGTCAGGTTGATACTCGTCGTAAGAGTCCTGCGCCAAGCGTCTGAGTTCTGGGTAATTGACCCTGTCGTACCACATCTCTAGCACGATAGCGTTTATCTGACCATGCTTCTTAAACACGCCCCAAGTTGTTCTGGCAGAATAGCTGCTCTTTTCTTTAGTTGAGAATGCGGTGTCATAACTTTGTAAAACGTATTCAATCTCAGGAAGATGGTCCGAATCCCACTCTTGCCACCACTTGCTCTTGAGAATCGTGCCTCCTTTTGGCATGGGTCTTTGTTGCAGCTGCCCTGCTGAAGCGTATGTTCCAAGGCTTGTTTCCAGTTGTGACAAGGTTTTCTCATCAATACGACTGGACCACAACAGTTCGCCATCCTCGGTCCTTGGATCTACAAACCCAAGGGAAGATTGGCTTGGCGTTGGATGTTCTGGCTCATATCTTGCTGGAAGGCAGAGATGATCCCACCCTGTATCGTTCGCCAGTATGTGTCCCGTCAGGTCCTGTTCATGCACTCGTTGCATGATAATAATAAAAGCACCAGTCTTTGGGTCGTTGAGCCGAGTCTGCATCGCTTGATCCCACCATTCCAAGACACCTTCTCTAACCGTTGAGCTTTCGGCTTCCCTCACGTTGTGCGGGTCGTCAATCACAATGATGTCACCACCTTCACCAGTCAATGCACCATCAACCGAGGTCGCTATCCTGTACCCTGTCTTATTGTTCTCAAACCGTTGCTTTTGGTTCTGGTCGCCAGTTAACTCAAAGCAATTTCCAAAGTGTTCTTTATACCAGTTGGAATCAATTAACCTTCTGCACTTCACAGAATCCCTGATGGAAAGCGAGCTTGCGTAGCTTGCAAACAAGAACCGCTTATCAGGTTGTATGGTCCAAGTCCAAGCAGGCAACGCTACAGCCACAGAAATAGACTTCATATGCCGAGGTGGTACGTTAATGATCAATCGTTTGATGTCACCTTCGACAACCGCCTGAAGATGTTCTGATACTGCGTCTATGTGCCAGTTATCGTGAAACTGCCGTCCTGCCTCAATCGTTTGCCAAGAGTTCATGGTGAACTCCTTCAATGACCTCCGCATTTTTTCGGCTTTGATTTGGGGCAATGACAGATTGCTCAAATACTGACTCAAGTTGTGAGAGTTGCTCATCTGTTATCCTAGACAAATCGATGATGTGTCGTTGTTCTACCGTGGTTGTGGTCTCTTGTTTATCAACCCAACCTGCTCGGTTCTTGAGATAGAAGATCATAGCCGTGTTATCTTTATCAACCACTGCCTTTTGGTACAAGGCATTAGTTACTGAAACAATCCCATGACCTCTGCCTCTTTTTATTGCCTCCGCAAACTCTGGGAAGTCTGCTTGTTTCTCATACAAAGTAGACTCCCCAATCCCTAGTGCTAACGCTATCTGTTCAGCCGTTAACCCTTGTGCTGCGTACTCCTCAGCCTGCCGACAAACTTTATCGTTTATCTCAAACGGAGGTCTTCCTTGTCGTTTTTTTCTTGGCATGATTGAATTTTGCCACGCATTTCAAACTTGCACAAGACTATAGGCTTTTATCTTCTCTTCCAAGCTTGGTGTATCCATAGTGTGTGATGCCCAAGAATCATCCCAACGATTACCTTTCATGCAGTTAATCGAAGCGGGTAAATACTGTAAATTCTCTGGTACATGAAACCCACTAACTTTTTCTCCTTGCAACGGAGCAATATGGTCAACGTGCCAACCTTTTGGACGGTTTGTGTATATTTCATCTATAGCTTTTCTTTGCGCTTTATTTAACAATACTTTACCTTGTAGCTTTGCTGCTCTTCTCAATGCTATATATGCTTGATATTTTGCTTTATATTCTGATGTTTGCCTTCTAGCTCTTTCTTTAGCTTTATATTCTGATGTTTGCCTTCTAGCTTTATTTCTAACCCTATCAAAAGCTTTACGTTCTGGTGTTTGCTGTCTAGCTTTATCTTTAGCTCTTTCTTTAGCTTTATATTCTGGTGTTTGTTTTCTAGCTTTTGCTTTAGCTTTAACTTCTGGGGTTTGCCATCTAGCTTTTTCTTTAGCTATAAACTCTGGCGTTTGTCTTCTGGCTTTTTCTTTAGCTATAAACTCTGGTGTTTGCCTTCTAGCTTTAATCTCTGGTTTTTCCCTATAAGCTTTTGCTTTAGCTTTATTTTCTGGTTTTTCCCTGTAAGCTTTTGCTTTAGCTTTAGCTTCTGGTGTTTGCCAATATTTACACGGATTACCGTTTTCATCTAAATAGATTTCCTTTTTTCTACCCACGTTACTTCTCCCCTTTCTTACGATGCTTGTTCTTCAAATAGTATTCTTTTGAATACTCCAAAAGCTTCTCCCTGTTCGCTAAGTAGTAAAGCCTATTCCGAGTCTTAAACTTTTCTTTATTGTCTTGGTAATACTTACTCGTGCGCTTTTTAAACTTCTCTTTATTTGCATGGTAGTATTTCCTAGTCCTAGCTTTCTCTCTCTCTTTCTTCATAGCAAGACGGTGTTCTTCGATGCAGCTAATCAGCCACGCTTTGAGTTGCTTATACATGACTGTCCTCCAACGCTTCTTTCACCAGATCCAATGCCTTGTAGCTGCATCCCCCGATATGCCACTCGTAGTTGCATGGTGGGCTACTCGCACTGTACCAATCGTAGATATGAACAGGTTCTTCATCATCTCCTAGAAACAAACACCACTCAGCCTGAGTGCCATAGTCACACAAAGTCCCAACCTTTGGGTCTCCAAAAAGTTCTCGCAACTTATCGTAACGAGCTTTTACCTTTCCTCTGAACTGGGTGTTTGTGAATTGATCCCAATCAACTTTTTCAAATTTCATATTACTTTCCTTTCCTTTCTTAGTTTTTGTTTTACCAATTAATATCAATATCTGTCACATCTTCAATTTGATTTGGACTAACGTATTCTTTGGTTATCGAAATATCAGATGGGTAATAATCATGAGCATGAGTTGAAAACTCTGACTCTAAAAACTCAGCAACGTAACCGTACCACGCCGTTGAATCGCCATCTTCCGACGACGGGTAACCAGCGTCCACCAAGTCTTTTTTCTTTACATTAATCGTACCAGTAATTTCACGGGTGGTTGTTATAGTTGCAGTGATTTCAAATTCCATATTATTTTCCTTTCTTAATTGAGGGGACTTTCGTCCCCGTTAGTATACTAGGTTAGAAGTTGTAGTCGTAGAACTTGTAAGGTTGTTGTCCTAAGTTGAAGCGAGTGCCACAACGAGATTTCCATTGACCGTGCTTGCTTTTGCGAATCCTAAAAGGAGTTGCATCTTCGATGCTAGTGATCTCCCACTTTTGGTCTCTCTGATTAGAAGTGTGACCGAAGAACCCACCAGCGTGGAAATCACGCTTCCAAGGTAATGGCTTTGCGTCCATCGCTTTGATTTCAATAGTCTTGTCTGAGATCACTCTAACAATCTCGTAAGGCTCTGAATCAGACCAACCTGCGCTGCTTGCATAACCATAGTCTATTTCTTCGATTTCATAGTTACGTCTGTCTTCTTCCTTCACCTTGCTCATGCAATCTTCAGCGAAAGCAATTGCGTCCTCTTCAGTCGCAAACTCAGAGTCAAGTGTAATCGCTTTTGTAACTAACCAAGCATAACCTTTGTGGCTGTGCGTCCCATGCAAGTAGTCAGGGTCTTCTTGATTGACAATTTGTTCTTCAAGTTTTACAGCGTATTTTCTTACTACGTTTTCCGTTATTAATTGCATTACGCTACCTCCTTACCGAAACCAGAAGTTTTGACCAATTTCCAGCCAAAGTTTTCACATTTATATATCTCAAAGTCATCGGTACTATCAACAATTACGAAATCACCTACAGATGTTGAACGATGACCAATACGACCTAAATCTTTATCTATTTTAAGTGGTTGTACGACTTCAACGTTTTCAAAATAGTCTGGGTTGTCACACTCATCTAGTCCTTCAGTCTTCTCGATGTAAGGACCATATGACCACGAACCTTCAACGTTATTAGTTTTACGAAACACTTCTTCAAGAGCTTCAATTACAGGTACGTCCTCATTAATCCAAACGTTTGCTACATGAACAGCCACTGGTTCAAACGCTTTGTGGTAAACCTCATACTTTAATGTATCCATATTACTTTCCTTTCTCAGTTAATGTTAATTAATATCTTCAACACCATTAATTATACGTATCTCACAGAAAGATGCAACTCTTTATTTGCCTTTACTATCAATAACTTACAACTCTTCTCAAACAAAAGTAACCCAATGTTACCAAAGTTTGGTAACGGTTACCGCTAGAATTGGCAAACGGTAACATTCATAACCCATTCTTTTTTAATTATTTTTTTGTGTTTGCAACCGCGTAACCGAACTTTGTGAGATTTGAAAATTTATTTTTTTCTTTTAAATATTCCCTTATAATAAAAGCTTATGATTAATCAAATGGATTTTGAATTACAAGCTGCGAAAGAAGCAACTGAAACGATGCTTGATGCGCTATTTGAAAACGATGACGTAAGTAAAGGCGCAATCTACGCAGGGGTACTTGCCGTTGTCTTGCGAGACTTGCGTGATGAAGCACCAACGATGGAGGCAATGTTAGCGGTAATAAGCATCGCGCTTGCATCCAGCACGTTCGACGATGAGGAGACAGAACAATTTTTTTGTTGACAGTTTGAAAAACGAGGCGCATACTTTTTAGCTCGACCTCAAGAAAGTTAGAAAGGAAAAATAAAATGGCTACCGTTTACGTAGTACAACGACCGACACAAAATAAGTTTGGGTGGACTCCTGATTTATCTGATGCTGCCAAGTATGGTGAGCTTGAGATTATCTTTGAGCCTTCCGAGCAACCTCAGTTTTCACCAGCTCCCGCGATTCATAAAGCGAAGAAGATATTAAAAGACTTCAGTGAAGATGACTATTTGCTGTGGGCAGGTGGTGGAGATCCAACCGCAGTGATGATCGCTTGCATGGCAGCTTCACAGGTTTCCCCTAAAGTAAGTATCTTGCGATGGGAGAGAAACTTTGATACGCATCGTGATCGGCGTAAAGGTTGGTACATGCCATGTACTTTGGAGATGCGGTCATGAACTCCAACATAGATTATCTGGCTGATGCCAATGCAGATGTCACGGACCTGAATGAAATAAACGAGATGGCAAATCGGTTACAAGATTTAGAAGCCGAGGTCGTTTTGTTAGAAAAGAATTTAAAAGATAAGAAAGCAGAACTGCGGATATTGTCTGAGCAAGACTTGCCTGAAGCTTTAGCGAGCGTTGGTCAAACTTCTTGGGATCTATCTGACGGCAAGCAGCTTATCGTGAAAGATTTTGTTCGCGCAAATATTCCTGCTGATGGCACGATTGAACGTGCTAAAGGTGACAGACAGGGAATGCTTCGCCAACAAAAAGACGACGCTCTAAATTGGTTGAGAGAAGCAAACGCTGACTCGCTGATAAAGAACGCTGTCGAGATCCAGTTCGGTAAGGGTCAGGACTCTGAAGTCAACGAGCTTTGTAAAGAGCTTGAAGGTTCAGGTTTGAATCCAAAACGAACTGTTAATGTACATCCCAAAACGCTTGAAGCCTTCGTAAAAGAACGCCTTGCCGATGGGAAATATGTACCAATCGACCTTCTAAATGTACATGAAGGCAAAAAAACTATTATTAAATAAGGTGAATGATATGAATGAAATAGCAAAAAAAGAGAAAACAGATGTTGTGGCTTTTGATAACAGTGTGTTTTTAGAAGACGCTGACACTGCTGCGGAGAACATGACCGCAGACAGTTTTCAAATTCCACGGGTCTACTTATTACAACAGATGTCTAACGCCGTACAAAAGGGCGGTGATGATTACATCGAAGGGGCTGAGGCAGGTAAGATTTTAGAGTCTGCATCCCAGTCAATCTACGATGGAGACAAAGGCATTACTTTTGTTCCTGCGTATTATGAGAGAACGTGGGTTGAGTATGCAAACGACGGTAAGAAATTTGAACGTGACCACGGCACAGATTTATCTGTGGTGGATGGTGGCAAGCATGTTGGTAAAACGTATGAGTTTCCTGTCGACAACGGCAACTTGATCCGAGAGACTGGCAATTATTATGGGCTGTTGGTCGATGACGCAGGCGCGAATCCTGTGGTATTGGGTATGAGTAAAACCAACTTAACCCCATCGAAACAATTCAATATGATGATGGCAAGGCTCAGAGTTCCGCATCCAAAAAATAAAGGTGAGACATTCAATCCTGCCAGTTTTTGGAATGCGTATACATTGACGACGCAACCTAAAAAGTGGGACGAGGGAACTAGTTACATTTATAAAGTTGCTCCAATGTTCGACGCAAACTCTGGTGGAGTGGTTGCCAACTTGCCGAACGGTGGTGAGATTTACATGAAAGCAAAAGCTTTGAGGGAGGATATAAAGCAAGGTGCTGCTAAAGCTTCCGAAGACGTAATGTAGGTCACGGTCGGGGGGCGGGGATATCATAAGTGGTTGTGGGTTATATGATCTCCGTTCCCCGACATCTTTTAGAAAGGAAATATCGTGCAAGATTTTATTGAATTATTTTCGGGCTATGAATTAGCCCACGGACAATTTCGAGTCCAGAAAGAAGAACAGGATGGTAAGGTTTCTGGTCGTGCCGTCACGATTTCAGAACCTGCTACCGAAGAACACTTCAACAAACATTTGTCAGGTGGAGAGTACATTCTCGGCATCATCCCATTAAAGCAAGACAACAAGTGTAACTTTGGTGTGATTGATATTGATATCCGTGGCGAGGTCAAGCTATCGGAAACACTTGAGTCCTTAGAGAAAAAAGTCCGAGACACTCCGCTTGTGATGTGTCGAAGCAAATCAGGTGGCGCACATCTGTATTTGTTCTGCGAACCTGCGATTGGTGCAAGGGATATGGTGCTAAAGCTGAATGAGTTTGCAGCTTCGCTGGGCTATGGTGGCGTAGAAATATTCCCCAAGCAAACATCGAGAGCAAACGACAAAGATCGAGGCAACTGGATTAACCTGTGTTACTGGGCGGGTGATAAGTCCGAGAGATATGCAATCCACCACGGCAACAAGTTAAACCTTGCCGAGTTTGTTGACCTTGCTAAGTCAAAGCGAGTCACACCAGAACAACTAGAAGATTTTACTGTGGACTTGGACTCAGCTTTTGAGGACGGACCGCCATGTTTGCAACACATTTCAACGATTGGTTTTCCTGAAGGCGGTAGGAACATTTCTCTTTTTAACGTCGGTGTGTACTACCGCAAAAAGAATCCCGATGATTGGCAAGAAGATTTGATGAAGTTCAACTACGAGTCATTAGACTCTCCGTTACCAAGTGGTGAGGTCAATGCGTTAGCAAAGTCTGTTGCTAAGAAAGACTATGCTTATACTTGTAAGCAATCACCGATTTGTAACTATTGCGAAAAGTCCAAGTGCATGAAACGTGAGTTTGGCATTGGAGGATTTGGTGGTGGTGCGAGTCTTGAGATTGATGCGATTACAAAGTATGAGACTGAGAACAAAAGCTCGGTGCGGTGGTACATTGAGATACAAGGTGAGCGCATTGAGATAACCACTGCACAACTTTTAGATCAACGGCAGTTACAAAAGATCTGTGTTGAGAAGCTAAACAAGTGTCCGAGCGCAATGCCTGCACAAGCTTGGGAGCAAAGAATAAATACCTTGTTACAGTCGGTGGAGGTGGTGATTGACCCAGATGACGCTTCTCCTGAAGGTCAGTTTGAGAAAGCACTCGACGCATTTTTGACAGGGAAAGTTCAAGCGAGACACCGTGACGAGATCATGAATGGGAAGCCATTTCAGGATGTCGATGAAGCAAAAGTTTACTTCAGGTCCGAAGACTTGTTTATTTACTTAGAGGCTCGGCGTTTTAGGTACACCAACCAACATCAAGTTTGGTCGTGGCTTAGGACGTTGGGTGGTGACAGAAAAACATTTAGAATCAAAGGCAAGCCAATTAAAGTTTGGTCAGTTCCTGCTCCTGAGTATTTTCAGGACGAAGACCTTGAGATACCTACAAACTTAGCGGAGGATTTTTAAATGATCAGTTACGAAGAATTAGCGAAAGCGATTGCTGAGGAAAGATTTGAAATTAGCGTTTGGCAGTTTGATCAGATGATGAGGGTGTTTGAGGATGCAGACCCAAACTTTGATCGTTCTGGTTTTTTAGACATTGTCCAAGGGGTTAAGACTTGTGAGAAGCCTTTTCTTTATTTGGTGGTTAACAAGAAATGAGAAAGGTGAAGTTGTTGCTCGGACCGCCGGGGACTGGTAAAACAACCACACTAATCGACATCGTCGAAAGCTGCATAGACAAAGGCATTGAGCCACACCGTATCGGGTATTTTAGTTTTACTCGCAAAGCAACCATTGAAGCGCGAAACCGAGCGATTGAAAAGTTTGGCTACCCAGAAGAAATGTTCCCATACTTCAGGACATTGCACTCTCTTGCGTTTAGGGAGATGAAAATAAAACGCGATGAGGTAATGACCAACAAACATTACCGAGCATTTGGCAAAGCACTGGGCGTTGAGTTCAGGGGTATCTACGACGAAGACTTAGGGGTTCACACTGGCGAAGGTTTAGGAGACAAGTGTTCTCGGATTGAAGCATTGGCTCGTATTGGGATGCGGTCGTTAGAAGAGCAGTACCATATGACCGCGACCGACGACTTAACGCTTCACGCGGTCAAGCAATACTCAGCAGCACTTAAAGCCTACAAGGTTGAGAATGGGTTGTATGATTTTAC